TATATGCAGTTAGGTCTTCATCTAGGATTAAGTTTAAAGACAACTCTCCATACGAAATGGTGTCGCCTGGCATAGGCAACCCTTGAATCCTAGGAATAGGAATCTCTACAGCAGACACGCTAGCGCCCGGATGTTGAACCGACTGAGCAAAGAACTCAAGATTACCATACGTCTCGCGCTCAATTATAACACGAAATCCCGTAGGTTGTAAGAAGTTTTTGTTTTCTGTAAGTGACATGATGTATCCTCTGTATCAGAGTATTTATACAAGAAGTAATGACTTCCATGTCATCTTTATTATTCCTTCGGTTCTGTAGGTGCAGTTCCGGTCTTATCTGCAACATCTTTAATAAGATTTGATGTCACATCCAATACACCGGCGGTTACACCAAAGACATCTGAACCGACACCCTTGATAACACCACCAGTACCGTCAATGGTTGCATCAACGGTGGAACAAGCAGACAAAACTAATGCGAATGCAATTGCAATAATACGCATAACTATCTCCTGTTTTTAGATTACTGGGTAACCAGATACTACGGGAATAGCCGCCGTCTTTTGTTACTTTGTTCAGTTCGTGAACAGAAGTATTTATACGCATAAAAAAAGGGACTCCGAAGAGTCCCTAAAAAGTGGTATGGTTACAAGGTTAGACGCCAAGCCCATACTTCTTATTTTTTTACATATCTTATGCAGAAACCATTAGGTTGTCTACACGCATGATACGGTAGTACGTGTTAACGCCAGCAGTTGCAGCAATGTTCTGCTCACCAGCTGGAGATACGAATGGGTTTGCAGCCATTCCGTAACGAGTCTTGAAACCGATTTTTGGTTGGAAGTCATTCTCGCCAACAGCCTTGACCATTTGTAATGGAACATATGGGCAGTAGAATACACCAGCGTCATAAGCGTTAGAACCCTTATAACCAACAGTGATGTAATCGATTGAGGCGTATGGATCGATATAAACTTTCATCTTACCGTTCAGAGTACCAGCAAAAGTATTACCAGTGTCGTCTACCTGTAGACCAGCGCCTACTTGATAGTCCAACTGACCAGAAGCAGCAAGTGCAGTAGCAACGTCTGATGAACAGATTACGATGTTACCCTTACCACGACGAGTTGTCTTAGCAATCTCGTTCGCTTCACGATCCAATTGAATTACTAGACCTTTGAACTTCTCAGCTGACCAACGGCCATCTGCGTCTGAAGTTAGGTCGAATACGCCTTTAGCAGCGATTGATGCTTGTTGAGCACCTAGAACCGCTTGAGTGTTAACTGTACGAACTACTTCACGGTTGATTTCCGCTAGGATTTCAGTTGAAAGGATGTTCGCTAGTTCAGTTTCTGCGTCAAGACCGTGAATTGCTTTCAAGTCTTGTGCTAGTTCTAGAGAGTATTCTGCTTTAAGTGCACGTGACTTAGCAACAACAGATTGCTTCTCGATTGAGAAACCCATTTCTGCGAAATCATTACCAGTGTTACCCAGTGCTTCAGCAGCTGATGTAGACATTGGACGACCAGCAGCATCTAGTTCACGACCAAGACCAGTAGTCTCGTCAAAACCAGACATACCTGATGATTCACCAGTTTGTGAACTAGTAGCAGAACCAGAGAATGATGAGTCAGCTTCGTTGAATAGTGCTTCGTCACCAGTTTGTGAAGTGTAACGTGATTTCATCGCGAAGATAAGACCAGTTGGGCCTGACATTGGCTGAACGCCACAAACGTCATATGCCATTAGGTTAGGCATTGCGCGACGTACTAGAGAGATCAAAACTGGATCCCAGTTGTTTACGCCAGCACCAGTTGCGTTAGTTGGAGTTTCGGTTAGAAAACCTTGAGAAGCAGAACGCTCTTCCATCATTGCTTTTTCTTGGTTTTCTAGGATAGCAGCAGTAACTGCTTTACGGTGATGATCAGTGATCTTACCAGCTGACTCTTCGTTGAGTACTGGAGACCATTTTTCAATCAATGTATCGTATGAATTGTTCATTTTTTAGATTCCTTATTTCTTAGAGGTTTTTCTTAGAGCAGAGATGTAACCTTCCATCATGGAGGATACTTCAACTTCTTCTTCAGCGTCTTCAGCGACTACTGATTCATCGATTTGCTCAGGGATTTCTTTTGAGAAGTATGACTCTTTAACAGTAGTTACTTTTGCAGTGAATGACTCTTCACTTTCAAAATCAACTGTTTCAAGAAGGCCTTTTAACTTCTCCGCTTGGGTGTCTGCTAGGTCACGAGAAGCTTCAGCGATGATTGACTCACGCTTGTAAGTTTCTAGTTCTTCAGCAAGTGAAATTGCGTCACCTGTAGTAGTGTTTAGTTTTTCTTCTAACTCGTCTACCTGTGATGCTAGTTCGTCAACTAGGTCTACCTTAGACTCTGGAACGTCAATGTAAGACTCTACGAATAGGTCTTTCATCTTGTCCATGAACCCTTCAGCGATTTCGGTACGAAGACCGGAGTGGATCGCTAACTTGTTCTCTTCCATCCAAGATTCAACTACATAGTTTAGGTAAGAATCGACTTTACCGACTAGGTCAGTTTTAATCGAATCGACTTCTTCAGCAAGTTCTTCGGTGTATTGCTCTTCGAGACGTGTAACTTCTTCGGACAACTTAGTCTTAACAGCTGCTTCGAAAATTACTGATGTCTTTTCCTTGAACTCTTCCGATAGAGTTGCTTCGCCTTCAACGATAGCTGCAAGTTCAGACTGAGTGTCAGTCTCTTCCGCAATTACGTCTTCTAGGTCAGTACCTTCCATCATTTTAGAATAGGCTGCCGTTAGGTCGCCTTTTTTCATTTTATTTAAGGACTGGTACATCGCATTGATCATACCTGCCTTAGTTTTCGGTAATGAAGCTTTAGAAGTTGCTTTAGCTGCTTTGTCTACGGACGCGATTGACTCTGGTTCAGATACTTCCTGACCATCTGTCTTCATGCCTTTAGCTGCAGGAGCTTGTGCTTCTTCGAGAGTTTCCTCCACGATTTCGTTAGTTTCAACATCTGTATCGCGGATTTCAGCTTCGACTTTTTTATTAAGATCAGTCATAGATGACTCCTTATAGTTTAGATTTGATTAACGAGAGGAAATTCTTGAATTCCCGAATTTGCACTTCTGGACGAATTGCTATCGGTGCTTGCTTGATTTCAGTCTCTATCTCTTCAATGACTTGAGGTTGCAGAATTCCATTATTCCATACCCAGTCGACACCTTCCATAATCCCATTAACGAAAGCTTCAGGTGCACTTGGATCCTGTACAATATCTACAGTACTAAGAATAAAGTCTTCTTTGACGTACATGACGCCATTTTTGCTCTCAAGACTTCCCATACCACGAGTTGACACGCCTAATTGGACACCACCTTCTAAGAGACCTTTTACGATCTTGCCCATAGGAGTGTCTAATATTTGTGCTTTTCCTACCACATCATTGCCTTCTAATTTGAGGTCAGTGATGAGGTGAGAAACTTTATCCAAGTTAACTGTAGGGCCTTCAGGGTGATTCAACTCACCTACAGCACGCTTCTTGCTAACTTGGTCTTCAACGTACTTATTTACCGCAGACTCCATAATGGCCTTTGGGTAGATTCGTCCGTTTCTATTCTTTTTGTCTGCTTGCGCAAATACACCTTCAATAATGTAACTCTTCTCACCATTATCTTTAGCTTCTACAATGCATTGTACATCGTTTTCTACGTATTCGCTAATCAGTTTCATTTTATTTACCTAAGTCTTTGAGGACTTGCTTCGCGGTTGATTCCGCTTCTTTTTGTGACTTAAACGTGTCAACGGAATCACCATCAATAGTTAGGTAAAATCCTTTGGCAGTTTTTGTGATAACAACAGGGTAACCAGACATCTTCTTGTTGAAGACAACTTTGTCTTTTGCTTCCCGTAAACTTTTAAATGTTTTCACAATTAGTCCTCGTTTAGGAGTATTTATACAAAAATATATTTATAGTGAATATTTATTCGGTTTCTGCCGAAAATTCTTCTTCTTCGACTTCGCTGTCCAGTATAGCATCAATCTCAGAGTCATCCATATCTACCTCAACTGGTTCTACACCGTTGAAGATTTGGTCTGCTACAGAGACCTTCTCTGCGTCTAGAGACTGTTGCATCTTGTCATCTAGGATACCATTAAACAACTTTTCCGCATTATTAAAGTCTCCACCCTGAAGGGCGTTGACAAAATCTAGTGCTGGGTTTGCTTCTACTTCACTCATTATTAAATTTCCTCTTCTTCGTTTCCGCCATTTTCGTTCTCGGCTTCAACTTGTTTTGACATATTTTCTATGTCTTCATCATTAAACATCATTACGTTTTTCATTACCCACTCGCGTGAGAAGTATTCACCGACGTAACTAGAAATTTGATCCATTGTCTGTAGACGTTCACGTAGTAGTTCTGCGTCTTTTAATTCAGAAAAATGGTTGTCTCTAGAGAAGTCGACTTGAATTTGGTGCTTCCATGCTTCCCAGTCTTGCTCCGTACAAACACCTTTTAGGATAAGTTGCTTCTTGAGGATACCCAAGAACAAGTGTCCAAACTTACTACGTAGACGGTCGATGAACTTCTGGAACTTCACCTCATCGCGGTTAATTTCTGTAGACCTACCCAGAGAGAACTGCGACTCTTGTTCTAGACGGTTAAGCGGAACATTCAAAGAACGATACAACTTCTTTTGGAAATAAATGATATCGTCAATCTGTCCTAAATTCTCACCGCCAGGTAGAGTACTTATCTCTGTACCACGACCACCTTCTCGACGTGGTAACCAGAAGTCCTCTAGCATAGACATATGCTTTCGGTCATCTTTGATTTCACCACTATTCGCATCGTAAACAATTTTGTTACGGTATCGGGCCATGATGTCTTTTAAATGTTGTTCCGCTTTACCCTTCGGTAAGTTACCCACGTCAATATAGAAGATACGACGTTCAGGTGCACGTGCCATACGATAGATGACCAAAGAGTCTTCCATCATACGCAATTGATTTACTGGTTTCATCGCCTTCTGTAGATACGACAGTACACGTTTCTTACTGGTATCCAGAAGACCTGAAGTGACATACGAAATCGAATCCGGAGTTAGCTTGATACCATTATTAGCACCCGCTCGCTCTTGATAGATGTAGAAGTCGTTGGTTTTATCAACAATCTTCGCACCTGTCTTGGAATCTTTTTTGTATTGCACCTCTTTGACTTTACGAACCTTGGTTGCATCGATGGGACGGACTTCTTGGATACCCGCCTTCATGTTTGATTCGTTTACTACTAGGTGATGATATAATCTTCCGTCAACGTACCACGAACGGAATATGTCGTGACCATATTCTTCAAAGTTCAACATGTTAACTACATTATCAAACTCTTCGGTGATGGTCTTTTTGATTTTGTCTGGTGCATCAACCTTATCTAGGTTAACAGAAACAGAACTTTCTAGCTCAGACGAAACGATTGCTTCGTTGATGATGTCTTCAATCGCAGCATCACACTCTGGATGTTCTGCCATGTTGCGATACTTTTTAATTAGTTCTTGATTGTCCTTTGCGGCAGTACCTTCCATATCGACGTACTGACCAAAGTAAGAACCTGAGGCCGTGACGTATCCAGCACCATCTTCGTCTACCTTTGGTACGATAGAAGAAACCTTTTCGCTTTCATTGTTTTTGTTTTGAGCCCTTTTTAACTCAAAACCAAATGCTTTAAATACGCTGTTATCTGCCATAAAAACCTCTTAATAATAAAAGGGGGGTGGAGAACCACCCCCATAGTACTACTTATAATACCATTAACTAGTGGTATCTGACTCCCAATATTGAACTTGGAATTCTACTGTAAACTCTTCGACTGTATCATTGGTTTCATAACTTAGGTCGATTGCCGAAATATTTGTCGGGAAACAACCACGGAAGTTATATGTCTTCAACACTGAACCATCTTTGTCCAACTGATCAACAATTAAGTCAGCTTGGTAAGCAACAGGATTAGTGATACCCGTGTTGGCACTGTGACCATTCATACCGTTCATCCACTTTTCCATGGCGTTACGTGTAGCGAAATCAGTATCGTTGATTACTGTAACTGTCCAAGGTTCAAATGTACGGTCGCCCGCAATCTTCAACTGTCGTCCACGGAAAGGAACTTCAATGACAGCCATAATTGATGCTGGTAGTTGTGCGCCTTTACACATGAAAGAAGTCAACTCTGCATTACCGCCAGCGTATGCTGGGAAGTTAACTGTTGCACGGAATAAATTGGGACGTGCACCACCACCCTTTAATTTTGCTTTAAAATCGTCTACTCTTAATGACATGATTATACTCCTGCTGTGCCGACGACTTCTTCAAAGTCAACACCAGTTCTTACAGCCACGAAGTTTAAAGTTACGTAGTTGATTGAACGTGCTGGTTTGATGAAGCAACTTGCGATGAATTCGTTGCGGTCAATAACTTCTCCGGTATTGTTTGTTTCGTCACAAACAACACGGAAGTCGGTGATACCACGACGACCTTGAATTTCCCGTAGGAATGGTTCTACAATGTTCACGAATTCTGCACGAGTAAACTCATCGTTGAATTCGAACATTACGTTTTCGCCAGCTTTGCTGATAGCTCTTTCGATAACCAAGAATAGTCGACGTACGTTGATTCGGTCGAATGCTGATGGGCGAGACATGTGAGTCTTGTCACCAAACAGTAGGACACCCTGGCCAGGAATACTAACAATCGGATTAATACCTTTCTTGTATAGTTTATCACGCTCTGTTTTGTTAGGATTGATCAACAGTTCGGTGACACCCAGATACTGTCCACGTCGTGAACCTGCTGGTGAGAACCAAGGTGCAGAGACTGCGTCCGCCGCTGCCATAACACCTGCTGTTGAAGATGCCGCTGGAATGAACTCGTACTTATCTTCGTATTTGTTATACACTTTAATCCAGTTACCGTCAACGACCAAGTAAGATGAATTTTCATTAAGTGTGTCGATGTATGCTATCATAGCATCAACATTTCCCGAAGTCGGAGAAATTACTGCAACACAATCCTTACGAGAAGTAGCAACCTTAAGAAGTTGTTCGTGTATCGTTTGCGCTAAGTCTTGACCACCAGCTGGTGGGATTAGGAAATCTATCTGGATAGCTTCCTTGTTTAAGAAAGCATCATACGCAGGGACATATGCGGTTTTTGTTTCGAGGGGAGTTCCGTCAGAACCTGTTCCGGTACCAACACCCGCGCCAAGTGGGTTATCGAAATTAAACGTTCCTGCCGCTGGGACACCAGAAGCCGTAACCCAAGAAGAACTTGTAGTAATAACGTCATTGACGAAGTTATTAGTTCCGTTATCGTTTTTAGCATTAGGATCAGTGGAAACAAATTCGTATGTTTCGACAACTTCACCTAATTCTTCAGGTGATACATATCCTAGAGTTACGATGACATGAAGTTCGTCACCTTGTGGAGCTGTTGTGAAGTAGCCTTCGAAGTCCCAACCAGTAAATGTCGATGAATCAGCTACGGATACTGTAATTGTGTTACCGAGAGAACCGAAGTACTTTGCTTCGAAAATACCTGCTGCAGCTTTTCTGTAGCCAGGGTATGCCGGAGTTACTTGAGTTCCATCAGAGTCTAGAACTTCGTCTATGTCTGGTCGATCTGCGCGAATTATAAATGCGCTTGAAGAGTATTTTAGGAAGTACGAGGCAGAAAGAAAATCTCCTGCATATGCATCTCCTGCTAGCGGGGATCCAAAAGTAGACGCCAATTCGGTTTCGTTACCGATTAAGATTGGTGTGTTTATTGGGCCCCAATTAAATTCGCCTACAATAGCACCAGTAGTAGAAGTGACCGCAGGCACAATGCCCGTTAGGTCAATCTCTTTTACTGTTACTGCTGGAGACTCTGAAGATAATAGAGTCATGATAGTGTCCTTTTTTAGTTAAGGTATAATAAGTTAAACATAATACGGAGAATTCTTTCAATGTATCTATTTATACTTTTGTGAAAGTTTACCAATTGTCGGGTTCATAGTTGGCCCAAGCCATGCTATATGGGTCGCTTAGGTCTGATTGTGGGACGTAGTCTGTCCCATCATCAATTATACCGAATGGTGGTAAGTCATCTTCAATTTCTTTCATTCTCTGGTCGAATAGCACTTGCTTGATATCTACATCAGTCATGTCCCCGAAGGACTGTGTACCAACAAAGTATCCAAACATGACCAAGTTCATCATCAAGTCATCGTGATTTCCGTCAGATGCTTCATAAGAAACCCCCTTGGACACAAACGTCGAGATTTCCATAATGGTATTCTCGTCCACAATATCAATCTTGTGATTTTCGATGATATCCTTGATAGAAGAGCATCCCATGCGTTTGACCTTTCGATCCATACGAATCCCGATTGCGTCTGCCTTAACCGCAGACTCTAGGTGAATGTTCTCATATTCTAAGTCTTGATATAACCCAACACATACAACCATACCTTGGTCGTTATTCTCAATAACAACATATGCTTCATTATACGCATTGGCGTACTTGTAGATGATGTTCGGGTAAAGTATTGGAGATATCTTGTTGTTGCGATATACACACACTTGTCTGAATGGTTGTACCGAAACATCAATAACATTAAATGTAGAATAATCTTGACCGCGCCCTTGACAAACATCTACGGTCATGATATACTGATGATCTTCAATAACATCTTCATAGACTAACAAATCTCCACCTTCTAGTCTACGTTTAGGTTCTCTGGCACGTAAGTCAAGAAGGACTTGACCTTCAATAAGAGTATTACCAGTACCAAAAAAAGTATTACCAAATTCTTGGTCAAACTGCAACTGAGACGTATTCGCTATAGTTTGTGCTTTCCACTTGTCATCACGCCCAGGCACGTCCCACCAGTCAACACGGAACGGCTTATATGCGTTTACACCCTGTACAGCACCTTCCCATATCTTCTGGAAAGTATTACCAATACCGTTTGCGGTACTTGTTATGATAACTTTCGTATCCTTACCGGACGAAATTACTGGATAGGTAGATGTGTAGAACTCGGCCGCATTCTCTACGAACGCGAACTCATCTAGGAATAGAAGGTTGACCGACATACCACGAATAGAGGAACCGGAGGTTGCTGCTGCGATGATACGCGAGTTATTAGAGAACTCTATTGACCCTTTGTTGAGTGCCTTACACCCAGGCTGTAGGAAGAACGGGAGGTTCTCCAACATGAGTGTAACACGAGATAACATCTCACGTGCCGTCGCACCTTTGTTGGCAAGAATGGCAATAGTTTTTTCTGGATGGAATGCAGCATACCATAAAATATACCCTACCGAACTAATTGATTTACCAGACTGGCGACAGGCGAGAACAACAGAAAATCTATTATCATTGAAGTGTTTAAACATTTCCTCTTGATAATCATACAACTTGAATGGTACCAACCCTTTATCTAGGTGCACGACCTTGACATACTTACGACAAAAGTATGCTGGGTCTTTCATACACTTGCCATATTCTCGCAGAGTTTTCTTGTCCCACTCTTCTGCGACACCATCTCTTTTAACTTGAGGGTTTCCTAGATATGAGTTCTTGGTGAATGATGTCACTTTATAAAGACCTGTATAGACTTTCGGAGAGGCGCATTATGTCTTGTTGAAGTAACAGCATGAAGTATCTCACCTTTTTGAAACACGGCCGTACCCAAGTCTGGACTAACACCAGTTTTCAATTTGTCACCATTCATTTTGAAAACAAAGTAACCACCATAATTATCGTTCCAGTCATCATTCAGGTAAATCGATGCAGATGCTGAATAGGCCTTATCGGTGTGCCAATTTAGTCCAGACTGACCATCCCCCTCATAATACATTACAAGGTAGTCCTCATAATTCTTACTACTACCGATAACAGACATGCATTTGTCAGCTAACAGATGAACGATATCAGGGTCAGATATTGAATATGTGTCACTATACGCACCTACACCATCCACTAATTCTTTAGGCCATGTGTCGTTTCTGAGAGGATTTAAAGAATTTTCGACCATTATCTTCATAGTCGAGAGTAATTTCTTATACTCTGGAACAGTGAAGGTGTCGTCTGTTATCTTTATTAATTGGGTTTTGTTTTTCTTACGTAATATCGTCTTCATCGTCGTCTTGGTCAATAGTTTTTTCATCGCCTAACAGCATACGCTGAAGGTCTGTAGTGGAACCAACGAATAGATTATTATTAGTAGTGGTAGGTTCGGCAGGTTTGTCTTCTTTGGTGAGTTCTTTCTGTTTCTTATTCAAGTCCATCAACTTGTCATTGACATCTGCAATACCTTTTATCATACCAGAGAGAACTTCGAAGGCACGTGGGTGTTCTGACTCACGTGCGACTTCTATCATGAGTTCTAGAGACTCACGACCTTTTTCAATTAGGTCATAATAAGTATCACGAGAGTACTCATAGTCCTGTTCGTGTACAAAGTTCTTCTTCTGCTCTTCATCAAAAAGAACAGGTGGTTTACTATTGTCTCTCATAACATATTACCAATCATTCAGGAAAGATTATTTCCGTATTAAAACCATAATCTCCGTCCGGACTCACGTCTATAGGGTCTGGAGTTGTATTAATAGTCTCTAGTAGAGTATCATCACCGTTATTTATAAGGTTAAGATTGGTGTTCACTTCACGAATAATTGGTGAAGTGAGTTCTGGGCCATAGAAGTTAACTTTCATGTCGAAGTTCAGAGTGTATATAATAGTACGTCTCTGTTCTACCGGGCCCTCGAAATCGTCTTGAAAGTCCAACCCAGTCAACACTATGGGAACATCTTCCTTGATATCCGGTTGGTCAGCAAAAGGTTTTACTGTCAACGTGTATTGGGGTGCAAAGTATGGAATAATTTGTTCCACAACCTGTAGAGCGTCGTCTTGTGACTTTGCATAGACTGATAGAGAGAAAGACACATTATAAGGAACGCCCACATACATCTTTCTTTGTGAACCATTGTCCGACGACACGATGCCGCCAAAACCATTTACTTTAGGTAACTGTCGTGTCGCGTCATATGTAATAGAAGTAATCTCGAAAGACATTCGTGGAAGCTTGATTGCGACTCTGCGTTCTGCTTCCTCTCCATTAGTCATCTCTTCTAGACGCTCAATGAACGACCTCTTTGGTGCGTATGATAGGGGGACTTTAACTTGAGATAGAACCTTTCCACCGGAATCTGTTCTCAAAACATGTAGGTCATTAAACATTGAACCGAATACGGCAACGCAAGTACGGACGCGTTTATGATAAAAGTGACTTCCCATCATTATGATATATCTCCAAATGGATTGGACTCAGAGAAGTCCACAAAATCATTAGCGAAATCATCAAACACTTTATTCTGTGAAAGTGGTTGGATTTCATTTATACCATCATCTATAGCTGTAGGGGTAAGAGAAGCGTTATCTCCTATTATCGGACGGTCAGTCGTCCATAAACGGTACTCACCATCTGTTGAACCAGTGTGCGCAATCTTGAGAAGACGCGTTTCATGGTTCCAGTATGTTACCTCACCTTCAATCTGATAGTCGGTAAAGTCTTGGGATACATTTTCGCCTACCTGATAATATTCGGATTCCCCAGTACCATCCATAATAAGTTCGTACTGGAAGGCATGTTCTTCTTCTACTTGGTCGATAACATCAATACCAGTGTCAAAATCTTCATCAGAAAACTCGAACAATTCGCACTGCATACGGAACTGTGGTAGTTGCGATAATTGATAGAATGGTGATTCGGTCTCTACCTTCCTCACTTCGAACAGTGACTCTGACAGGGGAAGGTAAATCACATCACCTTCGCGTGGACGGAATTGATTGTCTGCAAGACGGTCACCAACAAGCTCACGCCATCTGCGACGAGCAATCACGAAGGTTGCTTGGTCTCGCAGTTCAATACCGAACTTAGTGAATAGGTCTCCTTCACCATCAAAGGCATCAGTGTTTTCAATATACACCTCAACTTTGTATGCGTCAGAGAATTGGGACTGGATGCTGTCTAGGAAAATTTCTTCTCTCTCGACAATCTCTCTAGGAAGATAATATACGTCCTGTCCGTAAAACTGGATGGCCTCAATCAGAATATCTTCGTAGAGATTCTGTTCAGGTCTGTGTTTTTGACTTATATATGGATTAGTTGCCATGGGTTACCCTACAAAAAAGATCGGGCCTTCGTCTTCCTCGTTACGGAATTTCTCCATGATTCGCTCAACATCAGCAAGTGCATCTTCATAGATGAGACGGGCATTAACAGTGACACCGCCAGGCAATGTCATACCGTCAAACTTAATTAAATTAGTTCCCCATTGACGTTTAATCAATGCAGTCGTATATTCTTTTAGGAACCGATGATTCCATAGTGAGTTATATTCGTTGACTGTTTCGTCTGGATTGCGAATACCATAGACCTCAAATATAACATAATCGTCTACTTTGAGGTTCGTTTTGGAAACGTGTAGATTAACACGGTTATATTGTCTATCGAATGTAATTTGTGGGTAACCACCCAGTTTCATATCCAGCAAGGATAATTGTTGTTGCATTTGTTCATAATGCGCAAGGTCACCTAATAAACCACCACCATTAGCAAAGTCGCTAATTGTATGTGACATAAACTGCCATGCGTCACTGAACCACCCAGAATGTGCATTGCTGAAACTCATAGGAATCATGCGAACTACCGCAGTGAGGTCTAAATCATCACCGAAGTCTACCTGTTGATTATCAATATCCGTTTGTGTCAGTTGATGCTTCAGATAGTATCGTTTGGAGCCATCCGGATGATTTTCACGAAACCACTGCAACGCCTCGTCGATACGGTCGTCTAGTTGTTCCTCGTCTATATTGACTTCAACTACCGGATGCCCCAAGGCACGTAGGCAGTAATCTATCAATTCTTCTCTACTTGTTGAATACATGACTATAGTCCAATATTGGTTACGTACTATTTATACGTTTATTTATATAAAAATTAAATATAAAAAAAGGGGGAACCGAAGTCCCCCCTTATATCTTGGTAAAAACCTAGATTAGTTAACGATAGTGCCGTTTACATCGTAGATGTCAATACGGTAGTGTGAACCACCTTGACCTTCTAGTTTAGTAGTATCATCCGACACAACAGCTTCAGCAACACGTAGTGATTGTTCTGCTTCCACTTCATCAACTGCAATCTCGCCAGTCGCTTGTAGTTTAGTATCATTGATACACAAACCACCAGTTAGTGCAGTTTTAACACGTTCTTCAGTCCAGTACTTATTGATGTCACCTTCTGGAATATTATCAGTAGTGCGACCTTCCAAATCTGTCAATCGAGTACCGTGACCACCAACTACACCTGTTAGAGTGCTGTCAGCATTCTGGAACTCAGTAACGATTTCTGCAAGAGAGTTTAGTGCAGCAGAGTCAGTGTTAGACAAGATGTTAGAAATCTGAGTCTGTAGACCAGACTCCGCAGATGTTGCACGAGTTTCTTCGGCAGCGATTGCACTTGTAACATCAGAACTAATACCAGTTAGACCAGAACCATCACCGATGAACGATGGTGCAGTAACAGGAGCACCAAATGACCAATCAGAATCTGAAGAGTAAGACAAAGTACCAGCTTCAGAGGTCTTGATTTCGATACCATTGTCACCAGTAGGAGTAGCACTAGTACCTAACGCAATTGACTTTGCGCCAGCAGCATTAGCAGCGTCACCGATTGCAATACCACCATCGGTATTTGCAACAGTGTTTCTACCAACTCTAAGTGACTTAGAACCTCGACCAATCTCCAAGTCTAATGGAGTTTGAACTTCCTGTTCGATAGCAGCATCAATTGCAGCACCAAGCTCGGACTTATCAGAATCAAGTCTCGCACCTAACGTACCAATTGCAGTATCGAGTTCAGACTTATCAGAATCAAGTCTTAGACCAAGTGCAGCATCACCAGCGCCACGTGCATTCTCTTCAGAGCTTAAGTCCGCTTCAAGTGCAGTGAGGTTGTTCTCAGCAGTAGTCAATCGACCTTCGTTACCAGCAACACCTGAATCAACATAGTCTTTAGTAGCGAATACTGAAGTGTCTACACTGTAATTGGTTGTCTCGTCTTCTGTCAAAGTGGATAATTTAGAAATCCTATTACCACCAAGAATGATGATG